TTGTCAATGATCGTGGTTACGCCAGTAGCCGTGTACTGAGTGGTTTGTGTGTTTTCGGCATATTTTGCCGGGACTAGAACCTTGACGGTGACCATGATTACTCCAAAAAATGTTAAACGTACAAGACTTCAATACTCGCCGTGTAAGGCGGTGCTTCTGAAAATGTTAAAGTCGCGCCAACAAGAGTATATGTGTTTTTCTCTTGATAGACCCCGTTGATATAAATTTGGATGGCATTGACGCCAATCGGAATGCTGGTCAAAATAAAGACCGTCTGAGACCCCGTACCAACGAAATTTTCAACATAGGCCATCGGGCCATAAAAATTATTTGTACTAGCGTTTGGTTGAAATTGTAGACCATCAATTTGTTTCTGAAGTTCCGCAACTTGGGACAACAGACCTAAACAAAGATTTTGCAACTGAGCAAATTCAATCTGCTTGACAAGCTCCGGCGTCGCGTCAACGGGTTGAGGCAGGGTTGCAACCGTCTGTGCCAAATTTTGCAGTTCTAAAGTCAGGTCAGCGGGTTGAGGTAAAGTCTCAACCGTTTGAGCCAGATCCTCAAGCTCTGCCGTTAAATCCAATCTTGCCGGCTGCGTAGCAAACGCTTGCCCAAGAGACTCACGTTCTTCGCTAAGGTCTGGCGGCAAAGGTTGTGTCTTGACAACCTGCGACAAATCTTTGAGTTCTGCCGTGGAATCGCTTAACTGCGGTTTGGTCTGAACATTTTGCGTTAACGATTGCAACTCTGCATCGTAAGACGCAATCAAAGATTCTGCGTTAGACCCAATATTAGAATCAATAAATTCTGTCGTAGTCGTAAACAACGACAAAAAAAACATATACCAAGCGCGATCAATTAGCCCCGTTCTCGGATCAATAATTGGAACCCGTGGCGGCGTGATCGGGGTGGGCGTGGCATTTCGGCTAGGCATTTGTGCCACTCAAAATAAGTTCTGCGCCCATGATTACCGCCTTAACCGGATCGGTCCCAGAAACTTCGTAAACCCGATCACGGAGTTTAATCGTCATGCCCAAGCGCCGCCAAAACACTCGTTTCTGATAGTTGCCAATTTTGCCAACTGGTGACCAGTACTCATTTGACCAAGTATGACCACCATCGTCAGACCACCGCAACATAACCTGTGGGTCAGACCCCTGCCCAAGATTTAACCCAACACCAGACTCACAATCTAGTTGCAACGTATGCTGGGCCGTGCGTGTTAAGTTATTCTGACCAGTAGGTAGCGCCCGCCATGAACGCAGCCATTTTTGTATTTGCCCATTGTCGGCGTACACATCTAGGTCAAAAGCGTAAAGGTTGCCATTTTCAAAGTCGCCAACCACAATCTGGTTGTTAAATGCCATCTGGCAGTTGCTGCGATGTCGTGTAAACGCGCCGTTTACCCAACCGGCCCGCTCGTGCCACGCTTCTGTAGCCGCGTCGTACACCCAAGTGGCGTTGCCCGTTGGGAACGTCAACACGTAAAAAGAATGACCGTCCTGCTGGTATGTGTAGGCAATTGCGTCTGAAATGTCGCCGTACTGCTGGATTTGCCATTCAATCGCATGGGTTGATATGCGTTGGCCGGTGTAACCGTTAGCGCGATAGACAATGCCTTGACCCCTACGATCACGCCCAAGCCAGAACATCCCGTTGTCCATCTTGGCAACAGAATATGGTGCGGCGCAACCTAGTTCATTGAATGCACCTTGGATGCGTTGCAAAGGAAAGTCCGTAGCGCCAGAGTCATACCAAACTTCAACCGAGTTCGTACCAAACGCCCATACCTCTCGAAAATTTGCCGCTACAGCAACCAATCCATCTGGCGATCCTTCTGCGCTGGCAAATTCAAGCGCGTCAATAGATGTACCATCCAGCAAGGCGGTAATCCATATTTTTTGGCTATTGGGTTCGTTGAACACAAAATAGCCATCCAGATAACAAACGGTTACAGCGCCAGGGAAGTCTGGATCGGTGATTTCACCAAACACTTCCGTGTTGTTGTTGTAGATGTAGCTTGGCCCGTTGGCTGCAATAAACAACTGCGTACCATTGTCAGACATACTGACTGGGCCAGAACCAGCTACAGTTCCCAAAAGCGTTGCGGTGAATGAGTTGTTGATCTTGTACAACTCTATGCCAGACACAACAAACGCAATTCCGTCTTGCGGCGAGAACGCCCATAAGCCTCTGATTGGCCCGCTGCCGATTGTTGCCAAGAACTTGAGTCCTGGCGCTCTGTTTAAGAACGCAGGCTCTTTACCTGCTTCCGGCACAATTTCTGGGAACAAGTTCACCATTCTGTTGTCGGCGGCGTTGACCGACCGAGCAACGTAGGCGCTGCCCAGAATGGGGGTCTTCATCAATAATTCCCAGCGTACACGTTAAACCGTTGGCGTGTCGCAACAATTGCGTACGGCATTGACATCACATCGTCAGGATTGTTGATGCGCTTCAGATTTCGTTTGCTAGTCATACCGATTCGCATTACTTGCGGCGAAGGCTCCATGTTGAACTCAGGAGCAAGTTCCATCGCCAAATTGTAGCGAAAAGCACGCAAGTACCCCGGAGGAAACGAAATTGTGGTGGTAAGCAAAGCAGGCTTTAACAACTCTTCCACGCTGACAAAGTGCCAATCTACTGCCCGAGTAGGTACGGGATACACGTACATCTCTATATCTGGGTAAGTCATATTTACCCAAATTATTTGGGGGTACGTAGAGGTAACGGTTTTGACCGCAATTCCGTTGTACTGTTGCTGATTGATAATTCTTACGCCAAAACTTACGTTAGTTAAAGGATCACGAAAGTAAGTTGAGTCATCAAGTAGTATTGGACGGTTACCTACAAAATTACCTGTAGGACCTAACGTGCGTTTAATTGTGCTGGGGGGCCAGCTAAACACTTGATCTTGAGTTGAAAACACTGACAATCGCTCAGTGTTCCAACTGTCAATCATCTGGTTTAGCGCCACCAGATTGTCTTGATAGATAGACTCAGGCAGGGCGTTGCCAGAAGATACAAGTCCTAATAGACGATGAGCATCGCCTATTAAATCCCTAGCCGTGGTCACTGAATTCCTCCGTTAGGCACTGGCATAATTCCATTCATTGTTGTCACATCCGAGTAAGTGTTGGATGCGGGAATAGTACCGATACGTGAGCTTGGCAGCTTCTGGATGTTGGTACGCATCAGATCGGCAAGCGCGGTCTTTAAATACGCAACAGTTTCAGGCGCAGCCTTTGATCCGTACTCAGGAGCCAACTCAACAGATAGCGAAAGCTCCAACAGGCGTTGGTATCCTGGCGGCAGGTATTGCGTGTCGGTGAGAGAAAGATACTGAGTTAGCATCTTTTCAGCTCGAAGATGAAGCGAAACTGTCCCGTTGGAAACTGGATACACAATGATTTGACCAAACGGTGCGCTGGGGCGATACAAAATCTTTTCCGGCGTTGATGCCGTGGTAGATTTTGTCTGGATGTTGTTCCAGTATTGTTCAGTAATCAATCCCAAGGGTGTGTCTGACGAACTGATGCGGGTAAAAGCCCCCACAATCCGAATTGGTCGATTCGTGTAGAAGTCTGCCGTCGTAAACACCGGAGTGCCTGTGGCGGGAGACGCTGGGTTGTTGGCGATTGTGTATGTAAATCTTGTGTCTGAAGTAACCGTAATTGCGGCGGTGACGTTGTAGTCGTTTTGCGTTGCCCCAGTTACTGTGATGCGGTTACCAGTTATAAGCCCGTGCGGTTCGGCCGTGATAGCAGCGGCGACGTTGCCGGTTTGCGTCAAAGTAGCAATTGCCACTAAAGAGTTGCCAATCGCGTAAGACGATTGATTGTTCAGCAACGAAAAAACCTCGTCTGCTGTGTAATAGTAGTACTGAGGATTCGCGGAAAACGAATCAATCAGAGAGTTCATCGTATACAACGAGTCTTGCGCTTCGGCTGCGGTTGGGGCTTCGCCAGATGCAAGCAAACCCAACAATCGAAGAGCCTTATAAATGATTTGTTGCGCTGTAACAGCCATGATTTATATCTCCGCAAATTTCATGCAGCCGTTCGGCGGCGTGGTGACAATTCATTTATTAAGGTGGGGCCGAAGCCCCGCCTGTTAGCTTGTGCAGTGAAGTACCGAAAAATTGATAACGACAGCTTCAGAATATGAAGTTGCGCTCAAATTACGCAATGCAATTACCGCAGATCCAGCAGTCATACTGCAAACATAAGTAGTGTAAGCCGCAGC